TGACCCGCTGGGAGTGGTGCAAATAAAAAATCAACAAGCGCAGTGCGCGTGCCAAGGAGCAGCGTTATCGCAGGTATTCAGCATCTGCTACTTCTTGGCGACCGGCAGAACAGAAACCTTTTCGATGGCTGCGGCCTACTACCTCAGCCAAAAGAAAGACGGCATCCGCGGCGACATGGGCAGCACGCTGAGCGGTGGCCAATGGGTGGCAACGCAGCATGGGCTGTGCCTCGAATCCGACTGGCCATATCCCGGCCGCTACAACCCAGCGATGCCACCATCCGCACAGGGCAAGTTCTTGTTCCGACTCGCGACAACCAAACCATTCAAAGACGTGAACTCAGTGGTCGAATGGTTGGATCAAGGCTTGCCCGTCCAAATTGGATTGACCTGGAACAGCAGCTGCGACAAGGAAATCGTCGACAGCTACAACGGCCGCAGCGGCGGCGGACATAGCACAGTTTTCTGGCAGCGGCGAGCTGGCGGGAATGTAGTCAACATCAACTCGTGGGGCAGTCGCTGGGCAGGCGATGGCGTCCATGAGTGGACCACCAAAAGCATTGAAGCGGCACTGGCCGCCAAGTGGACGGTGATGATTGGCTACGCACCGGCAGGCATGAGTTTTCCGACACCAACCCCGCTGAGCTGAAAGGACGCCCTGATGCAGACTGACCTAACTTTAATTGGTGCCTTGGGCGTGGCGGTGACAACGCTGGCCGGATGCGTCGCATGGATGAGTCGCTGGTTCGTCCAGCAGTTCGAGTCGCTGAAGTCGGAAGTCACCGAATGCCGCGAAGACCGTGAAGCACTATGGGAACGCCTCGCACAGCTCAGCCACGAAATCGACAACAAGTAAGGAGCAAATAAAATGGCCTTTTATGACCAGACGATCACGATTGCCAACGGGCAAACCACAACTGACGCAGTGGACACCGGCCTGCTTAGCACACACGGAAAGACGCAGCTGGTTGGCATCAGCTTTCCTGCGGCGATGACCAGCACGGCCATGACGTTTACCGCGGCCAGCACGTCGGCGGGAACCTACACGACCGTAAAGGAAGTCGGCGGTGCTTCGACCTATTCGATCACCGTCTCGACATCCAGCCGGATTCCGCTCGACCCACGGGTGTTCGTTTGCTGTCCGTTCATCAAGTGCGTTGGAGGCAGCAGCGAAGGCGGTGCCCGCACGCTGACGCTGCACTTCCGCGAAGTTCAGTAAGGAGCCGCCAGTGGGTCTGCTTCTGTTGATGAATAACCCGGCTCTCACTGAACAGCAGTGGGAGGCACTGACCGAATACAGTTACGCAACTCGCTACGAAGTGGCAGGCGTTGGAACGTATCTCGGCCCAACGCTGCAAACCGCTGCTCCGTGGCTTCCTCGTTCCGGCGACTACTATGTGAGCAAGTCGGGCAGTGATGCGAATGACGGGCTCACACCAGCAACGGCCAAACTGACCATTTGGGCGGCGTTCAATGCGGTGCCTGCTGCTGGTGGTGTGACTGTTTGGGTGGACGCTGGAACCTACACCGAAAATGCCAGCGGTGGCTATTTCTTGTTTACCAAAAACTTCACTAACATGGTTACGGTTCGCGGCGTTCCCGGTACGCTGCCGATCATTATCAACTCCAGCGGTTCGTATGTCATCCGTCCGAATGGCACCTGTAACAACATCCGGTTTCGGAATCTCGAAATTCAATCGACGGCGGCAGTCTTGTCGTTTGTTTTTGGCAATTCAGCGTTGACCAACTTTGAGCTGATTGAGTGTGTATTCCGAGACACCAACAGCCGAACGTCTGCCGTTAACTTGTCTAACGCATCAAACAGTGGTATTTCGGTAAAGCGTTGCACGTTTATCGGAAATGCTGCGTTTGCAACTACTGTGACAAGTTCAGCAAATACCAAAATTATCGGCAACAATTATGACAGCGTTGCTGTTGCTCAAAACCTGACAGTTTCAGGCTCGTCAACTGTAAACAGCAATCTCGGGACGCTCACTTCAATAACAATCAACGGCGGTTCGACTGGGAACACGCATACGATTCGAGCTAATTCTGTGCGAAACATCGTCCACACTGGCGGCGGTGTCGGCACTGAATCAACGCTGACAATCGAACGAAACACGGTCACAGCAGGGTCAGGAGTTAGAGGCATTGCCGTTTCCGGCTACACGGCGGGCGGTGGCTGCAACAGCAACACGGTGGCATCTGCTGGTGACACGGGCATTGGCTGGCCGATTGACGGCGGGACTTCGGTTTGCACAGGCCACACAATCAACAACAACAGTGTCACCAACACGGGAACGAACGGTCACGCTTTGCTTATTTCAACTGGCAGCACAAGCGTCACCGCGACCGGAAACACGACCAACGCAACTGGCGGCGGTGCTTACGGGCTGGTTTTGAAGGGCACGAACAACACGGTCACTTCCAACACGTTCACGGGTGGCACAGCCAACGGAATCCTGCTGAAAGATTGCTCCGGCTGCGTGGTTACATCAAACACCATCAACAGCGGTGGCGGTGGCTCGGCAATTGCGTTGGAGTTTAATGGCTCCAGTTTGAATCCAACCAATTGCACTGTGACAGGCAACACGTTCAATGTGACGACCGGCAACCTTTACAACCAAGCCTTAGCGGAAATCGGCACCGGCAACGTGGTCAACAGCAACCGCTATTTAATCAGCGGCACGGCAACATGGGGCTCGCTGCTTGGAGCGTCGGTCAGTTCGCTGGCTGATGTTCAGGCTCGCTGGGCGGCTGCCTACGACGTGACGACGAACGACAACGCTAGCACGTCGGTCTAGCGCTAAAGGCAGGGTTTAATGCTGGTGATTGCCGAACGGGGTTTGATGCGGGTTGAAGCGGAGCAGGGACTGGAGCAGTAACGGCGTGACAACAAGGCCAAGGCGAGCGGCCAAGTGATAAAAACAGTGACCAAATACAGCGGCGAGCAGCAGTCAAAACAAGCACGCTACGCCGAGCGTAAACAGCTTGAGCGGAACAGCATTGTTATACCGCCACCGGTCGACCTGCAGAGACGGCGAGCTTTGCTGGCCGACCCGGTGGCGTTTCTTAAATACTACTTTCCAGATCGGTTCTGGTCACCGTTTGCGGAATACCAGAAAGAGATGATTCAGCTGATCGTCGACGTGGCCGAGTTCGGCGGCGATCAGGCGATTGCGGCACCTCGGGGCGACGGCAAGACAGAAATCACCAAGGCGATGATCGTTTACCTGATCTGCCGTGGGCTGGTGCGTTTCCCGCTGGTGATTGCGGCAAGCGGCACGTTTGCCAGCCGCATCTTCGACGACATCCGGCGGCACTTCGACTGCAACGAAAAACTGATCGAAGACTTCCCCGAACTGTGCGTGCCGTGTGCGGCACTGGAAGGAACGCCGCAGCGAGCGGCCAAGCAGACGCACAACGGCAAGCCAACCGAGATTCAGTGGTCAAGCAATCAGGTCGTCTTTCCCAAGATTGATGGACTGCCGCCAACCATCAAGGGCGAGCCGTGGCATGAAGGTGGCGTGAGCATTTATTCCGCCGTCTGCATGGCGTGGGCCGGGATGGACAGCGCCATCCGTGGTATCAACATCCGTGGCAACCGTCCCGACTTCGTGCTGGTCGATGACCCTGAGACGCGGGAATCGGCCTTCCACGAGAACCAAGTCGAGACGCGGGACGTGATCCTGAACCGGGACGTGGCGGGACTTGCCGACGGGCGAAAGCGACTCAGCCGTGTCGTGCTGTGTACCATCCAAAACAACCGCTGCCTCGCCGAGAAGCTGACCAACCAGGCGAAGGCACCCAGCTGGAACGGACGGCGATATAGCGGCGTCAAGCAGTGGCCGGAGCGGGCCGACCTTTGGCAGCAGTACATTGACCAGCGCCAAGACGACCAGCGAACCGGCGACGGATGCGGGCTGAATGCAACGGCGTTTTATCTGGCCAACCGTGAAGACATGGAACGCGGCAGCGAGGTGCTAAACCCAGAACGCTACAGCCGCGCCATCACCCGCGAAGGCAAGGCCATCGAGCACAGTGCCCTGCAGTCAATCTACAATCTCGTGGCCGACAACGGCCTGAACTACGTTCTGACGGAAATACAAAACGCACCGCCGGAAGAGGAGCAGGCCGAGACGCTGGGCCTGACGGCACACAAAGTCGCCAGCCGTGTAAGCGGCCTCGAGCAGCACGAACTGCCGAAGATGGAAGACCTCAAGATCACCGTCGGCCTCGACCTCGGAAAGTACTACAGCCACTGGACCAAGATCGCATGGTTCGGCAATGCAACGGGCGTCGTCATCGACTACGGCGTGATGGAAACGCCAGGCATGCAGGCGGCGACCGATGCACAGGCCGTCGAGATTGCGTTGCTGCAGAGCCTGCTGCTGTGGCGCACGGACATCATGGCCAAGAACCCGCCGGACTTTTGCCTTGTCGATTCGGGCGATTATTCGCCTGCCGTGTATGAGTTCATCCGCCGGGTTGGCGGAACACCGTTCGCGGCCAGCAAGGGCTACGCCTCAAGCAAGTTCCATCTCGGAACGGAATCACCGACCCGCAGGCTATTCAACCACGTCTTCGCCAACCATCAGCCGCAGGAACGAATCTGGCTGTACATCATCGACGTCGAGCACTGGAAGGGCTGGCTGCAAGAGCGATTTCTGACGGCCACGTTTAACGAGGCGCACCAGTGGAACGACGGCAGCCTGAGCCTGTACGTCGGGCACGACAAGAAGCGGCACATGGCGTTTAGCCATCACATCGTGGCCGAGATGCGGGAGGAGCAGTTCGTCCCCGGCAAGGGCGTCGTCCGCAAGTGGAAGGAGTTGTCTAAGAACAACCACTATTTGGACGCCACCGCGCTGGCCTGTGCGGCGGCGGGCTGTCTGGGCGTGCGGCTGATTCCCCGCGTCACCGCCGAGGCAATGCAAAAGGCAATCGCAAAATCAGAAACCAAACCGGCCGTTCGGAATCGTCCTGGCATTGTCGCCAGCACGCCGCACGGTCAGGCATTCGTGGCTACTCAAAGGAAGTGACATGGCGAAGGCGAAGAAAGCAGAACTACCAACCGTCGACAGCTTCGAGGAAGTGCAAATGGATTCAGCAGCGGAAAGCGTGATCGCATCGCCTGCCGTTCAGCAGGTTGCGGTCGAGCATCGCCAGTTGGCCGTGCCGCTGGCAAACGTGCCGTTTGGTTATCTGCCTCGGCGGATTGACCTGCGAAAACTGACCGGCCGCCAGTCGCAGGCACTGCGGCAACTGCAGGAAGCACTCGACCAGCAAGGCGTCAAGCTGGCCAACGGCAGCCGCATCGGCAACCCCGGCAACGCCATCAAGTGGCTACTGGAATCGCTGGCGGCGACCTAGTGCGGAAAATCCGCAAGTTTGTGCGGCCTGTATTTTGGCCGAATCGCAGGGCTGGCCGGTTACTATTTGGCCATGACCACCTACGACCTTTCGGATGTCGAAAACGATCTGATTGAGTACGCCGACTTTGAGGAAACGGACAGCGTTTCCCGGGCCAAGCTGTTCATCACAGCGGCCAAGCGGTGGACCATCATCGCAGCGGCCAGCGCCAGCAATCAGGGCAGCAGCCTCAGCCGGAGTAAGGCCGAGGTCATGCAGATGCTGGCTCGGGCTCAGTCGTTCGTTGCTGCCAAGGACACGGCATCGGCAGCGGCGTCTCGTGTTCGATTCCTGTCGGTTAATCAAGGATTCAGATGACCGCATCGCCTCGCAAGCGAAAAACAGTGGCCACGGAGTTCGACGCTATCCGTGCCGACTATGACATGAGCCGGGAAAGCCGGTTCATTCGCAAACGCCAAGGACTGGCTCCTCGTGGCGGCGGTGCTGATTTCCACTACCGGATTGAGGAGCACTACTACCGCGACATCGAAAAAGCCCGAGACATGGACCGCAACGACGCCATCGTCGGGCAGACCATCGACCGGGCCGTCGCCAACATCGTGCAGGACGGGTTCACGCTCGACGTGCGAACCGGCGACAGCCAGCTGGACCTCGAGCTGTGGCAGCGGTGGCAGGACTGGACCAGCAGCCCAGATGCCTGCGACATGGCTGGCGAGTTTACGTTCCAAGACATCGAGCGGCACGTCATGCGTTCGATGCTGCTGGACGGCGACATCGTGGCGCTGGGCACCGCAGGCGGGCAGCTGCAGCTAATCGAAGCTCACAGCATTCAAACCATCACGCCACAGCCGCAGACGTTTCTGGGCGTCACCCGTGACCAGTACGGGCGGCGGAATCAGTACTGGTACAGTGCCGACAAGCGAGACGGCGGCATCTTGGCCGTGGTCGGCAACCTGAAAGAAACGGCCGTACCGATTGACGTGCGGGACGAGGAAGGCAACCGCGTCCTGTTTCACGTTTACAACCCAAAGCGAACCAACCAGACCCGCGGCGTGACGGCACTGGCACCGATTTTCAGCGTCGCCGGAATGTTTGAAGACATCAACTTTGCCAAGCTGGTGCAGCAGCAGGTCGTCAGCTGTTTTGCCATCTTCCGCAAACGCAACGCCATCGCAGGCGGCGGGCCGCTGCCATCGACAGACGGCTACGGACTGCCGCAGGTCGAACAGACCGGACAGGGAACCCGCTACATCGAAAATATCGGTCCCGGCATGGAAATCATCGGTGCCGAAGGCGAGGAGCTGCAGGGCTTTTCTCCGAACGTCCCCAACGCTGAGTTCTTCGATCACGTCAAACTGATGCTGCAAATCATCGGGGTGAACCTCGGCCTGCCGCTGTGTCTGGTGCTGATGGACGGCAGCGAGACGAACTTCAGCGGTTGGCGTGGCGCGGTGGACGAAGCCCGCAAGGGATTCAAGGCCAACCAGCAGAACCTGACGAACCGGCTGCATCAGCCCGTTTACGAATGGAAGATCCGCCAGTGGATTGCGGAGGACCGAGCACTACAGGCCGCAGCTCAAGCCAGCGGCATCGACATCTACGGCCATCGCTGGAACGCCCCGACCTGGCAATACATCGACCCAGTTGCCGACGCGCAAGGCGACGCCCTGCGGATTCAAAATGCGCTGACCAGCCCACGACGATTGCACGCCGAAGGCGGGCGGGACTGGGAAGAAATCGCCGACGAGATTGTGGCCGATATGAGCTACGCCATCACGCAGGCCAAACGCAAGGCGGCGGAAATCAACGCCGCATTCAACGACAACGCACCGGTTCACTGGCGTGAGCTGATCAGCCTGCCAATGCCTGCTGGCATCCAGATGACGATGCAGGACAGCCAAGCGATGGCACAGCAGGCCGAGGCACAGGCCGAGGCGACTGCTGCCGAACAGGCACCGACCGCCGAGATGGTCGGCGTTGGCCGCAAGAACTGGCAAAACGCCCGCAAGGCGATCAACGACATTCTCAAGGAACTGATTAGCGGTCAGATCAGTGAACGCCGGGCACGGCTCGAGCTGGACAGCCTCGGCGTTCCGCCGGCAAAGGTTGACATCTACATCGAAGACGCCAGCGACGGCACGATTGACACGCCAGAGGAGCAGCTAACCGATGAATGAGATCAAGCTTTATGGAGCCATCGGCTATCCCGGCATCACCAGTGCGACGTTCAAGTCGCTGCTGGCTGACTGCGATCCGTCGCAGGAGCTGGTCATTCGCATCGACAGCGAAGGCGGCAGCGTGTTCGACGGTCTTGGCATTCACGACGCCATCGCCGCATGGCCGGGACCAGTGCGGGCTGTGGTCGAGTCTAGTGCGTTCAGCATTGCCAGCTTCATCGCAATGGCTGGCGACAGCATCGACATCACCGAGAACGGCTACCTGATGTTGCACAACCCGTACACCGTGACCGAAGGCGACAGCGAAGAGCTGCAGAAGCAGGCCGACCTGCTGGGCAAGCTCAGCGACAGCATGGTCACTGCCTACGCCACCAAGACAGGAAAGAGCCGCGAAGAGATCGAGGCCGTCATGCGTGCCGAGACCTGGCTGGATGCCCGAGAGGCACAGGCCAGCGGATTCGTCGATTCAATTCTTCCGACCGCCCGCAAGAGCGTAGCCGTCGCCAGATTCAAAGGAAACATGCCGGAGCGGGTTATTCAGTCGCTGAACGACAGCGGCGACCCGAGCGGCGCAACTGCTATTCACGAGGAGACAGAAACTGTGAGCAGCAACCCCAAGGCCGTGGCGACCGTGAAATCAATCAAGGCCCGCTTCGGCAACGCCAGCCCTGAGTTTATCGTTGCGGCATTGGCCGCCGAGATGACCGAAGAGCAAGTGGCCGAAAGCTACTACAGCGAGATGGTCAAGGAGAACGAAGAACTCAAGGCCAAGCTGGCCGCGATGGAAGAAGAGATGCAGGCCATGAAAACCAAGGCTCAGGAAATGCCAGTCATGCCTGAAATGCCGGAAGAGGAAGACGACGAGGAGGAGACTTCGGTCGTCGTGGTTCCCGCATCCAAAGTAAAGGCCAAGTCCAAGCCAGGCGTCAGCCCGGTTGCGAAGGTCGTGGCCGCCAAGCCAATGCTGACGGCACGGGCACGGTGGGACGCGGTCATCGCCGACTACACGGCCAAGGGAATCAGCAAGCAGCAAGCGGCACAGCGTGCATTTCGCGAGCATCGCGATCTACACGAGTTGCTGCTTGCCGAAGCCAACCCGAACAAGTCCTAAACAAAACACCACCAGAACAAGGAAGCTAAACCATGTCGCAGTACGTAGAAGCAGCGGTTCGGCAATTCACGTCGAACACAGCCATCAGTCAGTTCATCCGAGTCGCCATTCTTTCCACTGGAAAGGTCGCAGTTGCTGAAGCTGGCCAGATGGGCATCGGAACCGTTGAAGATGTAGCCACCGCATCGGACCAACTTGTAGGCGTTCGCCTCAACAACGCACACGGCACCCGCAAGGCGGTCGCCAACGGTGCAATCAGCGTCGGAGCCCTGTGCTACTGTGCCGCATCCGGCAAGGTCGGAAGCAGCGGAACCGTCCCTTACGGCGTTGCACTGGAAGCGTCGACCAATGATGGCGACATCATCGAGGTGAAGCAGTACAACGCTGACCCCGGTGCGGTTCGTCATTTGCGGAGCCGTGTGACCATTGCCAACGTCAACGCCGGAGCAACCCTGCTGCCAGCGATTGCCAACCGCAAGTATCGAGTGGTCGATGCGGCTCTGATCTCCGTCGGCGGTGCAGCTGGTGCTGTGACGACCGTGGACATCCTCGGCACGCAGTCTTCCAGCAGCGTCAAACTGCTGGCTGGCGCTCAGGCCAACCTGACCCAGTCCGCACTCGTTCGTGCTGGCGGAACTGGCGGCACCATCCTGGCCGACGGTGCCTCGTTCGTTGCCTGCGACACCAACACCGCGATCACCATCGGCAAGACCGGCTCGAACGTGACGACGGCAACGCACATCGATGTGCTGCTGTCTTACGTCATCGAAAGCTAACCAATCCACCCAAGCAAGCAAAAACAGGAGCTTTGACCCATGCCATCACCAACCACTGCACTGACGACGCTGCGACCAGACTTGGCGTCGTTTCTTGAGTTTGATCTGGAATCTGATCGCAACGGCTACGTTGCCCAGAAGGTGTTCCCTGTCATCGACGTGGCCTCGCAGGCTGGCGTCTATGGCGTCATTCCGGTCGAGCAGCTGCTCCAGCAGCGTGTGACCCGCCGGGCACCGGGCAGCGGTTACAGCCGCGGCAGCTTTACCTTCACGACTGCCACCTACGCCTGCGAAGAGCATGGCGCTGAGGAGCCAGTCGACGACCGGCAGGCCAAGATGTACCGCGAGTACTTCGACGCCGAACAGGTCGCAACCATGCGAGCGTTCTCGAGCATTCTTCGCAATGCCGAGCAGCGAGTCTGCGACACCGTGTTCAATACGACCACCTACACCGGAGCAGCATTGACCACGTCAATCAGCACCAAGTGGAACAGCTACAGCAACGCTGTTCCACTGGACAACGTGGTGGCTGCCCGCAACAAGGTGTACGACAACAGCGGCATCTGGGCCAACGCCCTGATTGTCAATCAGAAGGTGTTCTATCACCTTCGCCGCTGCGAGCAGGTGATCGACGCCATCGAAAGCAACGGTGCTGGTCAGGCTGCCAAACAGTCAGACATCACCGCCGATCTGGTGGCACAGGCCCTCGGACTCGACATGGTGATCGTTGCCGGCGCAAGCCGCAACAGCGCCACCGAAGGAGCAACTGCAACCCCGGCCCAAATCTGGGGCGACACGCTCGCGATGGTCTGCCGCGTTGCGACGACCAACGACATGCAGGAGCCTTGCATCGGCCGCACGTTCCATTGGTCCGAAGACGGCTCGAGCATCGGCGGCACCGTCGAAAGCTACCGAGACGAGGTCGTTCGCAGCAACATCATCCGCGTTCGTCACGACGTGGACGAAGTGCTGCTGTACACCGAACTCGGCCACCTGCTGTCAAACATCACCTAGTGATCGGAGATAGCAACCGTGGCGAGTCGGTTTGATACTGCTTTCCAGACGGCCGCGTTTCCGCAACTACTCGCCGAGTTCGCGGAGCCGGTCGTCTATTATTTCGCCGCAGGGGGTTCGCGTTCGATTGACGCCATTATCGAGCGCAACCCTCCGGCGATTTTCGACCAAGCTGGCAACCCGATGCTGTTTGAGCTTGTTATTCGTGTAAAGCGTCACGCCACCAGCGGCGTGCTGAGCAACGAAGTGAATCGTGGCCAGGACAGCGTGGACGTCAAACGCCGGGTTGATGACGCGGCAACGACCCGCATGACGGTGACCCGCAAACTGTCTGACGATGCGGGCGTGATTGTTTTGGCACTAAACGGATAAGGCGAGATGGCAACACCAATCAGCGAACAGATTGCTGCCAAGATCGCCACCCGTCTGGCCGGGATCACCGTTGGTAATGGCTACGAGCTGACGGTGAGCGAAGTGGCTCGGCCGCTGCGGTACGACGGATTCCGCCCGCAGAACAACCAGCTGATTGTGACGCAGGGAAACCTGACGAGAAACGACGAACTGTCGGCACCGGGCAATCCGCCACGGACGGCTTACGGTCTTGAGTTCACGATTGCTGGCCTATTGATGCCGACCGAAAGCAGCACGTCAAAGATCGACGAACTGCGAAACACGTTTGCCGCAGACGTTATCAAGTGCATCTGCACGCCAGCGGCCAGCTGGCACAACTGGGACACGCTCGCGATTGATTCGACGATCAGCCAAGTGGACAACATCACGACCGAAGAAACCAGCGGCTTTAAGCTGTCGCTGACGATTGTCTTTCGTGTCACCGAAAACGACCCGTACACGGCGAGGACGTGATGGCAAAAACAAAACCACCACTCACGTTTTTCGTCGATGCCAGCCAGATGGGCGACTATTCCCAAAGGCTCAGCAAGTGGAGCGCTGCGCTGCCGAACGCAATTCTGCAGGCCATTAACAAAACGCTGCCGCAGGGCCGAAGGCAAACCGCCAAGCTATTGGCTGGCCGAGACGAAGGAAAAGGCAAGTATAACGTCCGGCAGAAGGACGTGATCGACAAGATAAAGATGCACAAGGC